GGAAATGGTAAATCATCCCATATATTATAATACATTAAAGGTATATCTTGACGTAGTTCGTGCTCCATATTATAAAGCCAACCCCAGAATCTAGGATCTGTAAAGTGTAGAATTGCATCTGGCTTTTCTATCTTTATAACCTCTCTTAATACATTGGGATCACCATAACCATCTACAGGATAAATTTTTACATAGGCATCTTCTACTCCAGATTTTTGAGCCATATCTTTAGACATATCAAAAACCTTTCCTTTATCAGGATGTTTTATAGCGCCAGCTACTTGAACCCAGTCATATTGATCTAAAGTACCTAAAACAAATTGTTGGGACATTGTGCCGATACCAGATGGTATCCTAAGATCATCTGATAATAATAAAACCTTTTTCTTCATTTAAAACCTTACTTTTCTTCATTAATCATATTTCTAAACTTATTATCTTTTACATACTTTTCCAGAACTATATTTACAAGTTTCTGAAAAGTTATATTTTCTCTAATAGATAATATCTTAAATTCTTTGTGGTTATTCTTGTTTACATTAACCGATGTCAATTTTGTATTCTTCATAACTATCTCCTTATTGTACATATAAATATATGCGTATATAAAAAAAACTACGAAATTACGATGATTTTTTTAACATCAATACATTTTTTAGCTTCTTTGATAGTATGGATTGTACCATTAGACTCATCATCTTCTGGAATAAAGGCTATGAGGTAATCCACGCCTCTAGCCAATAACTTGTTCCTATGAAAGAAATTTTTCGGGGTATAAGTCTTACCATAGAATCCCTCATTCATAGCAGAATATAGATTCTTGTTTGTATGACTAGGATTATATTCACGATAGAAACAATCAAACTCCAATGCGTACTTCTTTGCCATTGCATCTGCTCCATTTGGACAACCCCCTGAGATAATGATTAGACTCTCACCAAATTTTTGTTTTAGATTGTATATAGTATCTTTAACTTTCTTATGGTTTTGCCAATTTCTGGAACCGATTATACCTACTCTTACTGAGCTATTCTGTTTTCTTTCGGACATAATTCGTAATTTTTAATGAATGGACACCATTTGCAGCTTGCATTTTTAACTCCCGAAGTCGCAGGGAATTGGGCTTTGTCTTTAAATGTACCATCCATATTATAAACATTTTCTATAAACCCAGTTAGCTTTTTTTCCATTTTATTTAGTGATGGTTTACCTGCTGAAGGTTTATAAAGCTGGAATCTTTTCTGAGAAAAGTCCATATTTTCATAAAGCTTTCTCTTTAGTATTAAATATTCTACGTCTATATCGGATTCAGGAACGTCATATTGTTTGGAGAAGTACTTCTTGTATAATCTAAGTTGATCACCATTTTTTTTCTTTTCTGCTTTAGACCAACCCCAAGTAGACGTTTTAAGATCTATTATTTTTATTCTATCACCTTCCTTAAGAACAATATCTAAAAACCCAAAAATTAAGACATTAGAATTTGATTCCGATTCTATGAATATAGGCATTTCTATACCAACCAATTCAGTGTTCTTTTTGCTGAAATATTTACCTCTATGTTTTACTAGATAATCTAGTATATCTATACCTTCATAATAAATAGATTTTAAATCATCAGGAGTACTGAAATGCTCCCCTGTTTTTTTAACTTCTTTCTGATATAAATCATACATTTGGGTTTGTAGAGATTTTGCTAAAGGTAAAGCTTCTGCAGCTTTTGCTGTAGAACTATACATTACAGTTAAAAATTCTTGAATACATTCATGGATGGCCGTACCAAAGACATTAAATATGGTTGGCTCCCAAGATTTATGCTTATGAATGTATTGAAGTTCCCAACTTTTTGGGCACTGATTATACAGATTTAGCTGACTGTAAGAAAGAGTTTTCTTACCGACTTTTTTAGCTTTTATATAATAGTTTGTGTACTTTTCCATATATTCCTACTACTAATATAATAAAAAAAATCCAATATAAAAAATTATTTTGGACTTTTGTTTTCATTATGCTCGATTAATTTATCGAGATATTGTTTGGCTTTTTTTAAATCTTCCAGCCCATTTTTGGTTCGCCATCTGGTTACATACTTTATAACATTACCCTCAAAGAAATCGAGATTGTGAGAATGTGCATAGTCCCACATTTCGATTCCTTTGGTGTAATGCTTAGGATGTTTTACCCTATCTTCCGACATTATGCAGGATTTTTAGGTAAAAACTCTTTGTTGATATGTCCGCAACTATCACACTTATAAACCTGAATAGGTAGCATGGATTCCTTTCCATTCGGTGATAGTATAGCAGAAATCTTCTTGAACATAAACGATGTTGTAAAAGTTTGATTTTCACACTTTTCACAAAGAACGTCTATTAAATCATCTGGATTGATATTAACTTGTGGTTGATTCATTGAAATTTCCTTTCCCATTTTACATCATCCCCGGAATTTGAGGCATAACATTTTTATCATCTTTTTGTTTTGTAACAATACATTCTGTTGTCAGCATAGTACCAGCAACGGAAACTGCTTTTTCTAAGGCAACACGGGTTACTTTGAACGGATCTATAATCCCAGCTACTAACATATCGACATACTTTTCATTACGTGCATCAAATCCATAATTCTTTGATGACTCTTCAGAATTTGATTCAGATCTACTATCATAGATATTATTCCAAATAACCTCAGCATTTAACCCTGCATTTTCCATTATAGAACGGAAAGGTGCTTTACAAGCTTTTAAGATCAAATTAGATCCTGCTACCTGTTCGGAGTTTTCAAAATAATCAGAAGTAAACTCTACCATCTCAGAAGCTTTCATTAGGGCAATACCTCCACCCGGAATTATACCTTCATTAATAGCTGCTCTTGTAGCATGAAGTGCATCTTCAACTCTATCTTTCTTTTCTTTCATTTCAATTTCAGATTCTGCACCTATACGAACAATAGCTACTCCACCTGCTAATTTTGACATACGATCTTGAAGTTTTTCTTTTTCATAATGAGAATTAGAATTTTCAATAAGAGTTTTAATTTCTTCTATCCTACTAAGGATATCCTCTGAAGATCCTGCGCCATCAATAATTGTCGTAGAATTTTTAGTAATAGTAACCAACCTTGCAGTTCCAAGCCAATCAGGATCGAAAGATTGTAACTTCATACCCTTCTTAGGAGTAACTGTTGTTGCTCCAGTTAAAACCGATAAATCATCAAGATTATCTTCTCTACTTTCGCCAAAACCTGGAGCTTTAACAGCTGCTACTTTTAAGGTTCCTCTGGCACTATTAACTATCAAACCAGCTAGTGCTTCACCATCAATATCTTCAGCAACCAATACCAATGATCTGCCTTGGGCAATACAATGTTCTAAAACTTTAACGAGTTCTTTAAGATCTCTCAATTTTTTATTCACCGGGAGGATAAAAGGATTTTCCATTTGAACTTGCATATTCACTTGGTCATTTATAAAGTAAGGAGAAGTATAACCTGCATCCAATTGCATACCTTCTACAGTTTCTAAAGAATCTTCTGCTGTATGAGATTCCTCTACAGTAATAACACCTTCTGCTCCAACCTTTTCCATGGCTGCTGCAATTAGCTTACCGATTTTGGAATCGTTATTGGATGATATAGTAGCAACCTGAGTTATTTCCTCTTGACCTTTAACTGGTACTGCATAGGTTTCCAAAGCTTCAATAATACTACTTACTGCAGCATCCATTCCACGTTTTAATTCAACTGGGTTTTCTCCAGACTCCACTCTGCGGTATCCTTCATTAAGGATTTCCTGTGCTAAAACTGTTGCTGTAGTAGTTCCATCACCAGCTTCGTCATTCACCTGATTGGCTACTTCTTTTACCATTTGAGCACCAGCGTTTTCAATAGGATCTTCAAGCTCTATTTCTTTAGCTACCGAAACACCATCTTTTGTTGATACATACTCACCATAAGACTTTTCTAATACTACATTACGACCTTTTGGCCCTAGAGTAGCTTTTACTGAATTGCCTAATTGGTTTACACCACTTAATAATTTTCTGCGAGCTTCTGCTCCAAATTCTAAATCTTTTGCCATATAAAACCTTTTATAATATTACTAATAATTCTGGCTCACGAATAATTAAATATTCCTCACCATCTTGTTCAAATTTTTTACACCCATGTTTTGGGTAAACTACCTTATCACCTACTGATGTTTGCATAGAACCTCTATCACCACTCATCAGATGAAATCCAGGCCCTACTGCTACTATTTCACCCATCATTGTGGCATCTTGCGATGTTTCTGGGATAATTACTCCGCCTGTTGTCACGTCCTGTGCATCAATTGGTTTTAAAACGACTTTGTCTGAAATCGGCTTCATTTACTACTCCTAATTTAATTAATAAAACTATTTATCTAAATATCAACATGCTCATTAAACGGCTTGTTGCAATAATCTTTTTTGATACCCTCTATAAGATACCAACATATCTTTAATTTCCGGTATTAATGCGAACTCTTCTAATTGCTCATAGATTTGTTTTTGGAAATAGACATCATAATCAATTTCAAAAACATCTTTACGAGCGTCTATATTCTTAAGATCCTCATCATTTAAACATATAGCTCTTTGCTTATCTTTCTTTTTCAAATCATCTTCACAGTTAGATTTTATATAGAATAGATATGGATTGTCTTTGTTGGATATTTCAGTACCTAATTTTTCATTAGCCCACTTAGCTGCTTTGACATGTTGAGGCATTGTCTTAACATATTCTGCAAATGGTTTACTAAAAGCTTTACTAATACCCAACTCATTATATGGTATAGTTTCGATTTCCTTACGGATATTGATTAACCATCCTAAATCTAATTGGTCCCTAACAGACATTTCAGCCATTTCGTTTAATTTACCCTTGAGGAATTCAGGAGTGTCTTTACGAATAATATTCATACCCCGAATTACTTTCTCATTATTCTCTCTGATGATTCCATAATATCTTTTCTTGGCTTCCCCGAAATAAACATATTCTAAATCATATTCAAACTTTAAATCCATATGTTGATATTCAGGATCGATACCAGGATTGTACAGTCTTACAAAATTATTTTCCAGATCTTTATTAAAGTCTATTAACTTGGTTTCCATCTCATCAACAGTTGCTCCGGAAGATTTGACAAAAATAGAATCTGTATCTCCATAAAGAGTTTTATGGCCCTTATCTTTAAAGTTTAATATGGCAAACTTAAGAGCTTGTCTTGCAAAGAATGTAATAGCATCTGCACACTCATACGAACAAAGTCTAAAGTAATTGAATCCCATCGCTCCATAAGCAGAATTCAATATCAATTTAAAAGCCCATTGACGTTTAGTCATAGCATCTATTTGATCTTTAGGGAATTCACCAGCTTTTAACTTGCGATTTATTTCCACCCTACGGAGGAATAGACCTTTTAGTACTTGAGGTAATAGGCCCTGTTTATGTGTATGTGAATAGAATAGATATCTACCACCAAATAAGTCAGGTTGTTTTCCAGTATCAACGAAATCTATATTTTCAGATTTTAGCTGCTTAATAATATCTTCAATATCCATTCCAGCTTCTTGACAAGCTTGCTCAGATGCTATATAAGTTTCAGGACTTATATTAAAGGCCATCATTGTTGTTGGATATAGAGAAGTATAATCCATTACAGTTACATCCTCTGAACGACCTGGTTCTGTAGGGTCTATGACAATAGCTCCAGTAAACGGTTTTCGTTGTACGGTTCTTCTGGTTGGGAATATAAGTTTATTATGGAATTCCTTAACTATATAGTTATCTACAATCATAGATTTAAAGAATACCAAACTTAAAGTTTCTAGATTAGCAGTCTGTTGGATTGCAGTGTATAGATCAAACATCTGGATCTTATCGTTTATCTCTTTTAGAATTTCAACATCACGAATAGCATATCTAATAAACCCATCATAATCATCTAACCAATTTTTCCAAGTAACATCAGTTATCTTTTCTATTTCTGGTTTTTTCAAAATCTCTTTAGCAGCAGTATCTAATTTCCAGTTGGGTAGATTATAACCCATATCTTGTAATCCGGTCATCATATCTACATGGTCTAGTCCTCTGATGTTGATACGCCAGAATTCACCACGTTTTGCTATGTAAATATCATCCACTGGAGAGAGCATTTCTGCTGGTAATCCTAAGACTTTACATCTATTTATAATATAAGGCATATCAAAGCCATTAGAGTACCAACCCGAAAGAATATCTACATTAGAAACCCTTACAAGATTTAAGAATCCCATAATCATCTCTTCTTCAGTCTTACAGAAAATGTAACTTACATCATCCTTATCAATCATCTTTGGTTCGTCGTATTTTGCAGTCTTTGTCGGATGCCAAGAAAATACAAAATAGCGTTTTTTCTCAGTAGAATATGTAACCATAGCAGTAATTGGCATTAAAGCTTTTTCTGGTTTATTCATAGATGAATCATTAGGATCATACCAAGTTTCAATATCATAATACATAATATGACGTTTGTCTGACCACTCTAGATTGTTATCTAAAACATATTTGAATTCTGGCTTAACATCCGATTGGAATACTTTCTTTTTGTTTTCCCTGTCTAGTTTATTTTTATTCTTAATAGAACTATAATAAACCTTCTGAACCATCTCACCATAAAGAGTTTTAAATATATCAGTGTCCCCGCAATCAAAACTCTTTTCATCGTCTAAATCCTCAATGTGCTTATAATCATAAAAGAAATAATCTCTATACTTATCAACACTCTTTACAAACTTGCCATCTGCATCATATCCAAACTTATGGATATTCCATTGACCCCGGTCAAATTTAGCAGCAATACGGGATAGTTTAAAACTCATACTTTTTATACTTTTTCAATTAATTACATATACAATATAATAAATCTAAATCTATTACAACGATATTTTACGTTAAGTTTTCGTTAATTTGTGCCTGTACTTCCAAAGCCACCTTGACCTCTTGAAGAATCATCAGCATATAATTCACTTGGTTTTACTTCTATTACTTCGGGATTACCCAACTGTAACAATACGAATTGAATAATTTTATCGCCTGGAGCTAAATATGTTGTTGTTGAACTTACATTAGTTAAGTGGAAGTGTACTTCACCTTGATATCCACAATCTACAACACAAGCTCCTACTTGTAAGCCTTTTTTAGTTGCAACACCGGACTTGTTAAATGCAACCAAAGCATACCCTTCTGGAACGTCTACTTTTACACCAGATGGTATTAGCACACTATCACAAGGAAGGATTGTTTTTTCTCCACCGATCATATCTATATCATCCCAATCATTAGGGATAAAGAAGTCGATTCCTGCGTCTGTACTATTTGCTCTCTTTGGAGATTTAACATCTCGAATTTTTGTAAATTTCATATTTAGATTCCTATTTGTTATTTTGTTTCAAAACACCCAATTCATTCTTGAAGCAGTGTAGTGAAACTATGTGCATATTAAAATAACCAGGTTTTACATCAGACCAACCTGGTTCGTTCTTTAACTGGTCCAACATCCAGAATAATTTTCCGCATGCTAAATATATATCATCTCTTAAATGTCTAAGATAATCACACGATCTAATGTAATAAGTCAGATGTAATCTATCATCTCTACGTATGAAATGGTAACCAATAGTGCAGGGAACTCTTTCTCCATGTACAGCGCCAGTATCTTCTGGGAACCACATAGGTAGGAATGCCTGTCTAGTATAAGGTTCCTTCTTTAACATATTAACAACGTCACCCATATTACCATACTCATAACGTATACCTTCTAATTTAGGCGTCCATAATCTTTCAGGATATGTATGACTAAACTGAGTTTCCTGTTTGAATTGATCATTATTCTTTTGAGCAAAAGGCCACCACTCATTACTAGGGGGAGGATTTAATGGTTCACCACCTATGCGTTCTTCTAAGTGATCTTCTGCCCATGGCAGATTTGGTCTTACTTCTGATATTACTTCAGACATACTTTCAGGTATCGTGAACTTGATTGTATGGTTTAGTAACTCCATCATTGACTGATCTATATCTATAGATTGCCAGCGACCAGAGAATACTTCTACACCTTTTGAGTATAGTTTTTCTTTGGCATAACGTATTGAATCACTGGGTTTTGTAAACATCATGCTCTATGCTCTTTTAATGGTAAATAGGCTTCTGCATTAGCCTTATATAAATCAATAACTTTTTTTCTATATTCTAAAGCATTCTGCTTAATACTATTATTCTTGAGAGGAGCTTTTGGTCTGGATATGATTGAAAGAGGTATCTTGTTTTCAAAAGCATCTTTCAGGATTTGCTTATTATACCTATCACCTAGCTTAAGACCTAAGGCCATTCTAACTACGTCATGACCTAGAAACGGATTTCTAAGTTCTATAGTATGAGCCATACTCATTCGATCCAATCTTGGTAAATGGTAGTATGTAAGTTCATCATACATATCAGAGCCTTGACTGTCATACTCTTGGATTCTTCGATAACCACCAAATAACTCGTCTGCGCCATCACCAGATAAAACTATTCTATGACCTGTTTTTGCTACTGCATCGAATAAATGGTACTGAGGAATAACAGAGCCCAAATC